GGGGCCTGGTGATCAAAGAGACGAACACAATCATCAGGAAACTGGCGTTCACCAGCAAAAAATCAGACGGCTACAATCCAATGTTTTACTGCGCGGATGAGGTGGCAGCGTGGCCCGGTGTGGCGGGCCTGAGACAGTGGGAGGTCATGGCATCAGGTACCGGCGCAAGGTTGGAACCGCTTGGGCTGGCGATATCCTCCGGAGGATATGAAAACGATGGACTGTATGACGAACTGATGAAACGTTCCACGGCGTTCCTGATGGGAAACAGCCGGGAACAGCATATTCTGCCGCTGATCTATATGATCGACAATCCTGAAAAATGGGACGATCTGACGGAACTGCGGAAAAGCCTGCCGGGGCTGGGCGTCAGCGTAAGCGAGGAATTCATCCAGAAGGAAATCGACACGGCACACGAATCGATTTCAAAAGAAATTGAATTCAAAACGAAATACTGCAATTTGAAACAGGCGCTGCAGACTTGCTGGTTTCGCGCGGAGGATATCAACAAGGCTTTCGGACATCACAAAAGCCTGGAGGAAATCCGCGGGCATTATTGCGTCGGGGGTATGGACTTATCGCAGAGTGTGGACCTGACAAGCGCATGCATCATCACGGAGATCGACGGAGTGCTGTGGGTGCATTCTCATTTCTGGCTGCCGAACAAGCGGCTGGAGGAAGCTACGAAACGCGACAACATTCCCTATGAAATTTATATCAAAAAGGGGTTTCTGTCGCTGAGCGGTGAGGAATTTATAAACAATGACGATGTGAAACAGTGGTTCATGGACCTGGTGAAAAAATACAGGATTTATCCGCTGATGATCGGATATGACCGATGGAGCGCCCAGGACATCGTGCAGAAGCTGACGCAAAAATCTTTTCACATGGACAGCGTGACGCAGGGTTTCAACCTGAGCGGGGTATCGGATCTTTTTGAAGGGATGCTGCGGGAGGGGCGGATCCGCGACATGGACGACAACGATCTGCTCAAAATCCATATGGCGGACGCGGCGCAGCAGATGGAGAGCAACACGGAACAGGCGCATCCGCGGAAAAAACTGGTTAAGATATCGAAAAACGCACATGTGGACGGCGTGGCGGCGATACTGGACGCGATGGCGATGAGGCAGTTCAAATGGGAACAGCTGGGAAAGCGGCTGACGAACGAAGGGAAACGGCAGGCAGGCCGGACGAGGACAGCTCAGGACGACGGACGAGGTGATTGAAATGGGAATGTTGGAAAAAATATTCGGCAGGAGGGAACAGCCGGCGGGACTCAAAAATGCGCAGATATTCCGAATGCTGGAAGGATATACGCCGGCCTGGACGACCTGGCAGGGATCCGTTTATGAGAGCGAGCTGATCCGTGGAGCGCTGGACGCGTGGGGACGCCACGCGGGGAAACTGAAACCGAACATCAAAGGCAGCGCGATCAAGGAGCTGGGGAACCGGCTGAATGTAAGGCCGAACGCGTTCCTGGAGTGGAGCCAGTTTCTGTATCAGGCGGCGACGATCCTGGGCGTGAGGAATAACGAGTTCATCGTGAAAACGCGGGCGGAGGACGGTACGCCGACGGGAATCATCTCCATCGTGCCGGACAGCTGGGAGCTGGTGGAATACCAGGGCGATCCGTGGATCCGGTTCTTCCTGCCGAACAACAAGCGCCGGGCGGAGCGGCTGGCGGAGACCGGGATCATGACGAGAATGCAGTATAAAAACGAGCTATTCGGAGAGAGCAACGAGGCAATGGATCCGGTGCTGGATCTGATTTCAATGCAGCGGCAGGGGATAAAAGAGGGAATCAAAAACGGCAACAGTTACCGGTTCTGGGCGCAGAGCGACAACTGGGCGAGCGACGAGGACCTGGCGGCGGAGGCTGAGCGCTTTAATAAATTCACGTTCGGAAACAAAAAGGCCGCCGGCGGCGTGCTGATTTTCCCGAACACGTATACAAACATCAACGAGATGAAGACCAGCGGGTACACGATCGACAAAGAGCAGCAGGAACACATTAAAAATAACGTGTTCAATTATTTCGGCGTGAACGAGGAGATCCTGCAGAACAAGGCTTTCGGCGACGCCTGGCTGGCGTTTTATGAGGGTTTTGTGGAGTGGTTCGCGATCCAGCTGGGCGAGGTAATCAGCGGGATGCTGTTCACGGACCGGGAGAGATCCGCGTACGGAAATCAGGTGTTCTTCTCCTCGAACCGGCTGCAGTACATGAGCAACAGCGACAAACTGAACGCGGTGACGCAGCTGGGAGACAGGGGACTGGCCACAAGGAACGAGCTGCGGGAGGTCCTGAACCTGCCGCCGTTGCCGGAGCCGTTCGGGAGCCAGATCCCGGCGCGGGGTGAATATTACGATGTCACAAATCCGCCGGAAAGCAAGGCGGGAGGAGGCGCGGAATGAGGCGGGTCGCTGTTTACATGGGAACGAGGAACTATTACCGGAACATGGTGATCGCGGCGAAAAGCCTGTTGCGCCATACACGGGTGGACAGGGTTTGGTTTCTGATCGAGGACGACGAATTTCCCGAACCGCTGCCGGATGTAATCAAATGCAAAAACATGAGCGGACAGACCTGGTTTTCACCGGACGGACCGAACTACGGAGCGCACTGGACATACATGTGCCTGCTTCCGGTGGCGTATCCGGAGATATTTCCGGAAGAGAAACGGGTGCTGCGGCTGGACGATGACACCATCATCGAGAAGGATATCGGGACACTGTTCGACATGGACATGGAAGATAATTATACGGTAATGGTGGAGGAACCGGTGCGGGGGAAATTTCCGTTCCGGTATTTTAACGCAGGCGTGACGCTGATGGATCTGGAGAAGTTCAGGCGGACAGAAATCCACAAAAAAATGATCCGGATGGTCAACACACAGCTGTGTACTGCGATGGATCAGGACGCGTTTAACGTGTTCTGTCAGGGTCAAATTAAAAAGATCGGGCCGGAATGGAACATGGCTGAACACATAACGGAACATCATAACGATCCATATATCCGGCATTATGCCGGATGTCTGAAACCGCGGGGTGAAAGAGTGTTCCGGGAATACGAAAACGCAGAATGGAGGGTTAAAGATGCCGGTTAACGTGAAGGAAAGAGAATATCGGATGATCAAGGTGGAGGCGCTTGAAGTCCGGGAGGCCCAGGACGGGAAGAAGACCGTGGAGGGATACGCCACAACCTTCGATCAGGAATACAAACTTTGGGGAGACGCCAGCTACCAGGTGATGGAAAGCGTAGACCGCCACGCGTTCGACAAGGCGGACATGAGCGACGTCATCATGCAGTACGACCATGAGGGCCGGGTGTTCGCCAGGATCAGCAACGGAACGCTGGAACTGAAAACGGACGACCACGGGCTGAAAATGGTCGCAGACCTGGGCGGCACGGAGATCGGGCGCCAGCTGTATGAGGAGATCAAGGGCGGATACACGACGAAAATGTCCTTCGGGTTCAAGGTGAGGAAATCGGAAAGGACTGTCGAGGAAGACGAAGAGCTGGGCAGCATCACTGTACACAGGAAAATCACCGAAATAGAAAAACTGTATGACGTTTCTGCCGTATCGCTCCCGGCGAACGATGCGACTGAAATATCCGCACGGAACCTTTGCGACGGATTGATCGCGGAGGTTAAGGAGGAGCGCCTTGCCATTGAGGCACGGAAGCGGAAAAGAAACCAGATTGCCATTATGGCGGAAATGATTTGAGGAGGAAAAAACCATGAAGTACAAGACCATGAAAGAGATCGAAGAGCGTAAGGCCCAGATCCTGCAGGAAATGGAGCAGGACGGCGCGGACCTGGAAGCGCTGAAGAAGGAAATGGACGAGCTGCGCGAAAACGCCCAGCAGATCCGCGAAGCCGCCGCGAAGGCGGAGGAAACCCGCAAGGCCATCGCCAGCGGTGCGGCCGGCATCGTGATCGGTGAAACCGTCAAGGGCGAGGAAACCAAAAAAACAGTGGACGAGATCCGCAACAGCCAGGAGTACATGGAAGCATATGCCCGCTATATCATCAGCGAAGATCCGCGGGAGTGCCGCGCGCTGCTGACTGAAAACGCGAGCAGCGGCGGACAGCTGCCGGTGCCGACACTGGTGGACACCATCATCCGGACCGCCTGGGAAAATGACCAGATCCTGAGCCGCGTGAGGAAAACCGCTTTCAAAGGCAACCTGAAAGTGCCGTTTGAGCGCGCGGCTGATCCGGCATATGAACACAGTGAAGGAACCACAGCCATCACAGAGGAAGACCTGACGCTGGGCGTCGTGGAGCTGAAGCCTGTCATGATCAAGAAGTTCGTGCGGCTGAGCGACGAAATCGTGGCCATCGGCGGAGAACCGCTGGTGAATTATGTGTACAACGAGCTGGCCTATCAGATCATCAAGCTGCTGAGCAGCAAAGTGATCGGCGACATCAAGGGCGCAGGCACCAGCCACAGCTCCAGCGCCATCGGCATCCCGAAGATCGCGGGGACTCCGAGCCTGACCATCGTGCCGGAAGCGGAAGCGAATCTGACCGACGAAGCCACGAACGTCGTGGTTATCATCAACCGGCTGACTTCAGCGGCTTTCAACGCTGCACGCGTGGCCGGCAATTTCGCGGTGGATCCGTACGACGGCCTTCCTGTGCTGTATTCCAGCGCGCTGCCGGCATATTCGTCCGCCAGCGATGACGCGGTCTGGATGATCGTCGGCGACCTGAACGGCGCCCAGGTGAACTATCCGGAAGGCGAAGGAATCGTCACAAAGTGGGACGACCTGAGCGAAGCGGAAGCGGACCTGGTGAAAGTTCATGGCAGGCAGTACGCAGGCCACGGCGTCACCGGCCCAGGCCGCTTTGTGAACGTAAAGAAGGCCGCGGCTGTAACGACCTGATCGCGGAGGGCTGAAGGATGAAGCTGAAACTTCTGAGATCGGCCCGGATCCGGCACGAAGCCGGGGAGATCGTTGAGGTCTCCCCGGCGGAGGCCGGCTTTCTGATTTCGACGGGGAGCGCGGCGGAGGTTTATGAGCCTCCGATGAAGCGGGAAACGCCGGAAGAAAAAACGGAGCCGAAAGTGATACGCGGAAGAAAAAAATGAGAGGAGAGCCTGAATGATGAGGAAGCCATTCAGACTGCTGATTGCTGTGCCGTCATTGGAAATGATGGCCTGTAATTTCGTGAAAAGCCTTTTAAAGCTGGACGAACACCTGACGCGGGAAGGGATAAACCATCATATCGAGATTATCTCCGGAACGCTGGTGTACTTCGCACGGAACAAACTGGCTTGCCAGGCGATCAACGAAAACTATACGCACATCCTTTTTCTGGACAGCGATATGGAATTCGACGAAAGCATCGTGGAAACGCTGATGTGGAGCGGTAAGGATTTTGTGTGCGGAGCGTTCCAGAGCAGGCATAAACCGTATGGCAGCTGTGTTTATACAAAACTGCAGCCGCTGACAAAGGTGGAAAACTACGGGGCTGAACCGTTTCGGATTGACGGGTGCGGGATGGCCTGCACGATGATCAGCACGGAAATCCTGCGGGAAGTTATGACGAAATACGGGAACTGTTTCGATCCGGAACGGATCAACGGAACGGCATTCGGAGAAGATCTGGCTTTCTGCGTGAGGGCGAAATCGATCGGCGCGGAAATGTGGTGCGAACCGACGGCGAGGCTGGGCCACATCGCGCATATATCGATCTGGCCGGGGGAGGAACCGGCAACATGAAAAAAATCCTGATCACTGCGCCGTTGCGGCAGGACACCGACATATTCATGGCATACCAGGACGGACTGGACCGCCTGGAGATTCCGGACGGGTATGAGGTGTGCCGTTATTTCGTGGTGAACGACTGCAAAGAGGTAATCCCGTATATCCGGAACGCGGAGTATATCGTGACGGAGACGGGAGACACATACCAGAAAACAGCGAATGATCACATCTGGACGCTGGACCTGATGCGGAAGATGAGCGAACTGAGGAACAGAACGATCACGGAAATGCTGCTGGGAGGATACGATTACTGGCTGAGCATAGACACGGACATCGTGGTGGATCCAAAGACGCTCCGAATGCTGATCGAGGCGGACAAGGATATCGTGAGCGAGATTTTCTGGACACAGGCGCCTAACGGACAATACTGGTGCAACGCCTGGATGAACGACCAATACAGCAGGCCGGAAGAAGAATGGCGGAGGCCCGGATTGTACCGGTGCGGGATGACCGGGGCGCTGACGCTGATAAAGCGCAGGGTGTTTGAGGCTGGAGTAAGTTATGAACCGATACCGAACATCAAAACAGCGCTGAAGGGCGAGGACAGGCATTTCTGCGTGAGGGCAGCCTGCGCGGGGTTTGAGCTGTGGATTGACACGCACTGCCCGGCAAAGCACCTGTACACGCGGGAATTATATGAGGATTACATGGCGGGGAGGTTCTGAAATGTTCGCGGAGGTAAAAGAAAGACTGACATTCATCGAGGGAGACGAGTACGACGCGCAGATCATCGCGCAGATCAAGACATGCGCGCTGGACCTGACAACGAGCGCGGAGATCGTCATGCCGGGAGTGATCAGCATAACACGAACATACAGCGTGATAACAAAGGAGTGGACGATTACGGACAACAGCACCGTAACGGACGACCTGATCATCACGGCGATCGCGATCTGGTGCGATATGCGGATCGGCAATCCCCCGAACTATGAACAGCTGAAACAGGCATATGAAAGCCTGAAAGGCCAGATGCGGATCAGTAACAGTTACACGCATTTCCGGGAGGCGGTGACGACAGGATGAGGAAACTGACCAGCTGCGTTCTGATCAAATTTAATCCTGACGCCCATGAGGTGGGCGGAGAACCGCAGGAAATCCGGAGAGAGGTGAAATGCCAGGAACTGGGGCTGACGCAGACGGAAATGTACCAGGCAGGAGGCGACGGACTCAGCCCGGAGGCGAAACTGCTGATCCCATACGACAAAACGTACAAGGGAGAAAGAGAACTGGAATACCTGGGCGAGCGGTGGCAGGTGACGGCGACAGATCCATACAAGGAATGGAACGGGACGATTTTGCTGATCAGACGCAAAAAAGGAAACAGCGGCGGAAGCGTGGTGAACCGTTATGCCTGACGAATACACAAGCCTGGTGAATACTCTGAAAAGCCTGACGCAGGTGGAGGATCCGGAGGCGGAGGAACCTGTGGAGGTTGTGCTGCCGATGGCGGAAGATGAGTGGTATGTACGCCCGGACACGGTGAGCTATGGGATCGTACTGCTGCAATATGAGGCCGACGCATTGCGGGGAGATGACAGCAAGGTATCGACCGCGTACAGCGGAAGCGTTCATCTGTTCAGCCTGGCGCGAAGCGGTGCCGGATGGGTGCCGCTGATCAAACAGGCGCTGACAGATCACTGCGGCGGATGCTGGACACTAAACCTGCATACATACGAACGCGACACGAATCTGTTTCACTGGGAATGGACGTTCCAGCTGGAGGAGTGACGGATGGGTTTCACGATGAAGATATCAGGGATGGAAGAACTGATAGCAAAGATGGGCAACCTTCCAGACAAAGGGAAAGGAATTGCCGCGCAGGCTCTTTATGAAGGGGCTGCAGTGGTTGCTGACTCGGTCAGCAAAGCGGTGCAAGGCATCCAGACGGAAGAATTCCGTTATACAAAATTCGGTACACGGCTTCCATCACCTGAAGAAAAAGCAATATTAAGCAGCGCGCGTAAAGGCGTGGCTAAATTCCGCAAAAAAGGAAACAGCATCAATACCAGCGTCGGAATGCAAAACTCCGGATACGGAAACCTGGAGGGGAAGACAAAGCCGGTGCCGGTGATTGCAAATGCGATCAACAGCGGAACATCGTTTATGAAACCACAACCGTTTTTCCGGAAAGCGGTGGAAACGAGCCAAAGAACAGCGGGCGAGGTGATCGAGCAGGGCATTGAGTCGCGGCTGGATGAGCTGGATCTGTAAAACTGAAAAAACAAATGAAACGGAGGACAGAAAGACATGGCAAGACCAAACGTAGGGATGATGTATCCCGTTTTCGCGCCGATTGAGTCGCACACAGACGGATCGCTGCCGACCTACGGCAGCGGCGTCGTGATCCAGGAAGCGCGGAACGCGACAATCAACAAGGTATACAATAACAATCCGCTGTACGGAGACGATCATATCGTGGACGACGACAACGGCCTGCAGGAGCTGACGCTGACTTTTGAACCGACGGGCCTGAGCGACAGCGACCGGAAACTGCTTTTCGCGGAGGAAGAGGTCAGCGTGGGCGGGATAACATGCCAGGCGGAAACCGACAGGGAAACCGTTTACGGCGGTTTCGGCTACATCACAAGGGTCCGCGATGACGGCGTAAGAAAATTTGATGTCTGGATTATCCTGAAAGTGAAATTCCAGGAAGAAAGCCAAACCCACGCAACACAAGAAGGATCCATCAGCTGGGGAACGCCGACACTGAACGGACGGGCCGCGTCGGTTTATATCGACAGCGGAGATTATGCAAAATTCCGTCTGCATGAATCTTTCAGCAGCATGTCAGCCGCGAAAAGCTGGCTGAACACGGTGCTGAACGTATCGGCTGTGACAACCTGACGGAACAAACAGAACAACGAGGGAACCGGAGAAATCCGGTTCCCGGTTTTTGTGTAGAAAGGAAGCATCGAAAATGGAAAAGAGGAAGCTGCCGACGATCAAGATCGGCGGGCGGGAGATCCCGCTTTATTATTCCACGTTTGAAATGATCAGCATCCAGAAGGATATCGGATGCACCGCTTTCCAGCTGAATGAAGACGTGTTCGGCATACACCAGGAGGATCCGGACGACATGGACAGCGCGGTCCGGTTTGACGTGCTGACAGATCCGGAAAAAACGCGGAAGTTCGGGGTATTGCTCAGGATCATAGGGAACGCTGGGCTGGAAGAGGAAGGACTGGAGCCGGACCTGACGGACAAATGGGTGCTGAGGAACATGCGGCCCGGTATGATTATGGTCTATGTGATCGCGGTGATCGCGGTAATTACTGAAGGGAACAGGATCGAAAACACGCAGCCGAACGAAAAAACAGGACCGGTGGATGAGGGCCTGGAGGAAGAAAACGCAAAAAAACCGCAAGGGAACTGACATACCTGCGGGTGGTTTCCTATGGTCTGATAGCAGGATTAAGGCGTGAGGAAATCAACCGGATGAGGCCGGGCGAGATCATCACGCTGTATATGTTCAGGCGGGACTACGATCAAATGACAGGTGTAAGGATGTGAGGATATGGCCGTAAGCGTAAAAATGGACGTTGATCTGAGCGGTTTTAACAGCGGGATCAAAGAAGGACAGAATATTTTAAAAGGCTTGAACGCGGAAATGAAAGCCACAGAAGCCGAATTTAAGGCGACCGGCAACGCGGAAAAAGCCCTGGAGCAGAAAACCAAAACGCTCACATCACAGCTTAACGTGCAGAAAGCCATCGCCGATCAGGCAGCTGCCGCGCTGAAAAAAATGGAAGAGCACGGCGTGAAGCCGACGGACGCCGCATACCAGAAAATGTATGTGACGATGATGAACGCCCGCGCCGGCATGAACACCGCCCAGGAAGGACTGAACAACCTGGACGGGCAGCAGCAGAAAACGAAGCAAAGCGCGGAGGACCTGAAAGACAGCCTGAACGGGATCGGAAAGAAGATCAGTCTGGATCAGGTAATTTCCGGCATCAGCTCGATCACAAAGGGGCTGGAAACTGCCGCAAGAAAAGCCGTTGATCTTGGAAAAGAGATATGGAACGCTGCGATGGACGCGGCCAGGATGTCCGATGATATCCTGACACAGGCGAACATGCTGGACATGACGCCGGAACAGTATCAGCAGTATAAAGGCGTCTTTGACACGATCGGAGAGATCACGATCGCTGAATGGGCGGCGGCGAAGCGAAAGGTACAAAAGGCAATCAACGATCCAAGCAAGGACCAGGTGGAGGTTCTGGAAGCGCTTGGGTTAACCACAAAGACCGAAAAAGCAGGAAAATACGGAGCTGTTGATGACGTTGTAAAGGACTGGGAGACGGTTTTCTGGGAGGCGGCGAACGCGCTGAAAACAAAGGTGGAAGCCGGTGAGATCTCCCAGGATCTTGCGGATACATACGGAGAAGCTATTTTCGGAAAGAAGTTTTCATCGCTCAAAACCCTGATCGATATGGGGCGGGAAACCTTCAACGAAGCGCTGGAAAATCAGAACACAGCATCCGATGAAGCACTGCAAAAGAACGCGGATCTGAACGACGCGGTGATTAAACTGCAGAATTCATTTGATAAGCTGAAAATTGAAGTGCTGTCCGGTCTGGCGCCGGAGCTTACGAAACTTGCGACATCCCTTGATACGGTGCTTGGATCCATCCTGGATTATCTGAACACTCCGGAAGGCAAGGAAATGATGGATTCGCTGGGCAATACAATCGCCAGCCTGTTTGAGGACATTCAAAACATTGATACTGACAGCGCGATTGAAATAATAAAAGGCGCCTTTGATTCAATCAACAGCGCACTGGACTGGATCAAGGAAAACAGCGGCACGATCATCGGGGCGATTGAAGGGATCGGGATCGCGTTCGCAGGCTTAAAGTTAGGCGAGATCGCGCTGAACGTGTGGAAGTTCGTGGACGGCGCAAAGACACTGATGGGCCTGGGCGGAAAAGGAGAAGGCGGCGGCGGAGGAACAACAAACGGAACGACGTCAGGCAAACTGGTGGGAGTTTCAAACGCTATTACAGGGGTGGCATCAAATGCTGCGGCGCTGCTGACTACATATGATCCAACTGGACTGACTGCACTGATTCCGACATGGATCGGGGACAATACGGCATTCGGAAGAACGCTGGCAAACGGCGGTAGCATTAAAGAAGCGTTTGAAGCAAGCGCGGCACAAATTGCTGATACATTCAGCGAAGAAAGCGTGCAGGCATTCAAAGACAATTGGGATCCGAACAGTGAAAACGCGAACGTACTGGTGAAGTTTTTTGATCAGGTGGCAAAAAATCTGAAAACGGCAAACGATGCCATCGAAGAAGAAAAAGCGGATCATGGAGTACAAAAATCAACACCGAGCGTGGGCTGGGTGTACGGCGACGACTGGACAATGGACGAAATAATGGCAGACCTGGGATTCACGGACGGCGTGCCGGTGGAAGTTGCGCCGGAAGTGCCTCCAGGAGCTGCTGAGGCTCTTACATCACAGATCGGCACGGTGCCTGTGTATGCGCAGCTGGTGCTGAACAATCCAAACGCAGGATATTCCGGAGGCGGCGGAAGCGGACTGCGGTGGATAGCGCAGACACACGCGAACGGACTGCCGTTTGTGCCTTATGACGGTTATCTCGCCATGCTGCACCGGGGCGAGCGCGTCCTGACAGCCAGGGCGAACCGGAGCTACACCTACAACAGCAACAACTATTTCGGAAACGTGAACCTGAACAACGGCCACGACATTGACGAACTATGCACGTCCATCGACCGGCACAACAGGCGGATGCAGAGCGGGTTCGGCGCGTAAGGAGGGCGGCAGATGAAATACTGGTTTAAGTGGAACGGCGTCAGCTGCACCACGAAGGGGATCAAGCTGCAGGAAATGCCGCAGATCATCCGGCCGGAGGAAAGGATTGAACATGTCACGATTCCAGGGCGCGCCGGCGAGGTCACGCTGACAGAAGGCGAGGACATCTACAACAGCTATATCCAGACCATTCCGCTGATTATTGAAAGCGCGGCGAACGTAAGCGCGGCGGAGGCATGGCTGCGCGGATCCGGCTATGTGGAATTCAGCTGCCAGAGCGGGAAGAAGCAGCGGGCCCGGGTGATCAACAGTGTTGAGTTCCGGAAGCACTCGAAGAATTCATCCTGGTGGGAAGGCGAGGTCCAGTTCTACTGCGATCCGCTGAAAGAGGACGCGACATCAACAACCACGGAAGTGACAACCAGCGGAACAACGGTGAACAATCCGGGGGACGTGATAAGCAGACCGCTGATCACTGTAACAGGCAGCGGGGACGTGACGATCACAATCGGCGGAAAAACGATCGCCATCACAGGACTGGAAACAGGCTGGAAGGTGGACAGCGAACTGCAGTGGGTGCTGGACGGATCAGAACCGCAGCAGGGCGTATACACGGGAGAATTTCCGGTATTTCAACCGGGAAACAACACGGTGGCGTTCACGGGAAGTATTACAAAATTAACTATAGACGGACGTTGGAGATATTTGTAAAGGGGGCGGAAGCGTGGTTCAGCTTTATGCAAAAGGGACGACCGATTTCAGCAAAAACGGTATTGAGCTGAGGCCCCAGGAGTCAACAGTAACATTCCAGGACAACGGGCAGTTTACTTTTGACATGGTCGTGCCGGCGGAGGGCGGCTATACGGCGTTCGACTACGGACAGTTTATCAAGGCGACTGTGCCGAGGCAGGAGCTGGAAGCGATCTCTTTGGGAGAGGTCAGTTATTACACGGTCGGCAACGCGGAGGGCGCGACGATTTACAGCGAGATTCCGACGCTGAAGCACCTGTCATATAAACCGTGGTCAGCCAGCGGCGCGTATATGGGTTATTACAATGTAGGGCAGAAGGTTACGTACAACAGCAGGAACTATCGGCTTAACTCCAACTACGATCCGAGCAGCGGGCAGACGCAGGTTCCTCCGCCAAACAGCTGGTGGGATGAGATCCCACGGACGACAGGAAAACCCGGCAAGGTGGCCGCGACGCTTGAACAGGGCGACGTGGTGATGAAAACTGCGGATTTCAACAACGAGTACATGGAAGTCGCGTCGCTGGACGGTAAAGTCGGATACATCAGAATAGACGACTGTATTTCCACAGGAAACACGGAAGAGAGGATCGTTCCGGCCCGGAGCATCAAAACCCAGCTGTTTCTGATTACAGAGATCAGGAAGGAACAGAACGGGAAAACGATCAGGATCGCCGCGGAGCATATCAGTTATCAACTGGGCCGGACAATCCTGGGCGAATGCAATGTAACAAATGTAACGCCGGCGACGGCGCTGCTGTTTATCGGCGGCGCAATGAAAGAAGAATTCAGCGGAAACCTGTACACCGACATGGAGGAACCGGCGGTAACAGCGGACTGGAGCTGGAAAAACGCGCAGAACGCTGTGATGGATCCGAAAAACGGGCTTCTGGCGCTGGCTGGCGGCAGGATGATCCGGGACAACCTGGATGTGTTCATCCTGACGGATATACAACAGACGCCGTCCTACAGTGTGCGGTACGGCGCGAACATGAAAAACGTCCGCTGGACAGGCAACGTGGACGGACTGGTAACAAGGATTTATCCGACGGCACAGACGGAGGACGGAAGCACACTGCTGCTGCCGGAGGAATACATCGACACCGTGCGGACGGTGCCGTTCATCAAACCGGAAGTGCTGAACACCGGGCTGAAAATCGGACAGACGGTGAAAAACAGCGACGGCACGGAATCGGTGCTGTCGGAAGATGACGTATATGATCGGATGCGTCAGGCCGCCGCGAACCGGTTCAACGTCGATAAGGTTGATCAGGCAGAAATAAAGCTGGAGCTGGACTGGCAGCACATGCCGGACACGGAGGAATATGCGCAGTATAAAGGACTCCTGAACGCGGCACCGGGCGAATGGGTGGAAGTGAAAAACGGGCCGCTGGGAATCAGCGAACTGATCCGGATGACGGGATACACCTGGGATCCGATGCTGGAGATCTACAAAAGCGCGACATTCGGCGACCAGAAACAGAAGCCGACGGTGGCCGGGTACAACATCAAAAGCGGATCGGTGGGATCCTCAGCGCTGGCTGCCGGGGCGGTCGGAAGCGGCGCGATCCAGCAGGGCGTGATTACTGCCAGGGAGATTGAAACAAACAGCCTGACGGCGGACCTGATCGCCAGCCGCAGCATCACGACAGAGCTGATCATGGCGAACGCGATCACGTCAAACGAGATCACGGCAAGCGCGATTACAGCGGACAAAATCGCGGCCGGAGCGGTAACAGCCGGGGCCATCGCCGCGCAGGCAATTGAAACGGTGCATCTGGCGGCGGATTCCGTAACGGCGGCAAAGATCGCGGCGGGAGCCGTGGAGGCGGCGAAGATCGCGGCGCTTGCTGTGACAGCGGAAAAGATCGCTGCCGGCGCGGTTGAGGCGGACAAGATCGCGTCCGGCGCCATCAACGCGGGAAAGATCGACACGACGGACCTGGCTGCGATCAACGCGACACTGGGAACGGCGGACATCGCGGACGCACGGATCGCGCTGGCGGATATTGATTTCGCGCAGGTGAAGGACCTGAACGCGCAAAGCGCTTACTTCGGGCAGGCGGTCATCCAGGAAGGACTCGCGAACAAACTGTATATCCCGCGCCTGGCGGCGAATTACGCGCAGATTGTGAACGCGACAATCAGCGATCTGGTGATCCAGGCGACGAACGATAACTTCTATAAACTGGACGTGGACCTGAGCGGAAACGTGACAGCCACGCAGATCTCGCCGACCGCGGAGGAAATTGAAGACGGACACACATCGGACGGGCGGACGATCTACATGGGAACGGACATCGTGGCGGAAGACCTGAACACGATGAACATTTACGCCAGCCACGCGCTGATGGACGAGATCACGGCGAACCTGCTGAACGTTGACAAACTGTTTGCAAGGGAAGCGACGATCGCGAAGATCAACGCGATGGACCTGAGCAGCAACACATACATCAGAAGTGTTGTGGGCGACTGGGTCAGCGGATCCACGATCACGCAGACGATCAACGCCATCAACACGCGGATAACCAGTTTAGGTTACGGAACATTCTACTATTCAGAAGTAGAACCGAGCCATGAGGGACTGGTGGCCGGGGATGTGTGGATTAAGCCGGAGGACGCGAACAGCTGGGGAGACATCGCCAACAATTACACATGGGGCGACCTGGCGGAAATGACATGGGACGAGGTCCTGGGCAAATATGAAATGTACTGCTGGACAGGCCAGCGCTGGAAACTGCTGTATGACAGCCGGATCAGCGCGAACCTGCAGACTCAGATCAATCAGAACGCCTACGCGATCACGCTGAAAGCGGACGAAACGGAAGTCAACCTGCTGAGCGGCCAAGTGACGGAGTTCGCCGGGGAGCTGGAAGTCCAGAGCCGGACGATATCCGCCGCGGTCGAAACAGTGAACGCGAAGGTTTCCAATTTCGTCCAGGCAACGGATCCAACGGAAGATTATGAAGTCCACATCGGCGATACATGGACGAAAACGCTGGGAAACGGCACGTGGAACGCTGTAAAGGAATTCACATGGCGCCAGCTGAGCGAATTCACCTGGGGAGACATCGGCGGGTCGAAGGTTTACGCGTGGAACGGTGAAGAATGGGTCCTGACAACGGACAGCGCCGTACAGAAAACCGTGCAGTCCGAGGTGGAGATCCTGGACAGCCAGGTTTCGATCATGTCAGAGGAACAGGTGGTCATCGGGAACCAGGTGATCCGGAACACGGCGGACATCATCGTGCAGACGGACAGGATCACGCAGGAGGTGGAACGCGCTACCAGCGCGGAGGCCGGGAAGATCGCGAAAACGGAACAGTACCAGACAGCCGATGAAATCTATTCCGCGGCGGTCAGCCAGGCGGCGTCCGCCGCCGCTTCCCTGTATCTGGCGAAAACGACATCCTACCAGACCGCGGAGGCCATCGTGACGGAAGCGGTCCGGCAAAGCACCAGCGTCGCCTCCGGTACATTCATCGCAAAAACAAGCGCTTACCAGACAGCGGACGCCATCGTGACGGAAGCGGTCCGGCAAAGTTCAAGCTACGCGACCGGCGCGTTCATCGCAAAAACAAGCGCTTACCAGACAGCGGACGCCATTGTGACGGCGGCGGAAACCTATACGAACGGAAAACTGACGGATTATTCAACAACATCGCAAACAGCGTCACAGATTGCCGCATATGTGGGCAACAACGCCTATGGAAAAATAAGCGGTATAGCCATCACAAGCGCCGGAGTGGACGTATCCGGCAGCCAGTATGTGAAGATCGCGTCAGGCGGATACCTGAGCGCGCTGACGGGGGATTTCGGCATCGACACAAGCCAGGCCGGGGTTTGCATGTGGGCCGGCGCGGCGAATTCGGCGAACGCGAATTTCAAGGTGAAGAAAAACGGCGAGGTCACGGTCACAAAATTACTTGTGCTGAATGAAAGCGGGGTAGAATCGGAGGTTAACCTGCGGACAGCCGGCCTGTGGAAACTGAACTACAGCACAATCAAAACCTATTCATTGGACGGCAGTTATGTATCAAGCCTGACACTAAGCGGGGGAACGGTTCTAAATTTTAAGAGTGCCGCTGCGGCACACAGTGAAGGATACGCGGAAGCCGCGAGCGTATCGTATTCACGGCGCAACGGCAACACGGTATCCTGCCAGATCCCGACATCATCCGGCGGCGTTTCTGCATCGTCCTACACGGCATCAACTGATAACTCGTTCGCGATTCACTGGGGAGCCTCAAGGGTCATAGACGGCAATGTGTACGTTCTCGCGAGGGATACATATCTCACAGGATCCGCATGGGTTGTATGGAGCTAAAAAGCCGAAAGGCTAAATAAAAAAGGAGGCATGAACTATGAAAACAACACAAAGGAAAGTCGTTGACGCGTATGCGGTTCTGAACCAGATGGGGCGCAAAGTAACGGGAAAAACCGCCTTTGCGCTCTTCAGGCTCAAAAAGCAGATGAAGGAGATCGTCGAGTTCCAGGGCGAGGAAGAAGTGAAGCTGGTGGAACAGTACGGCGGAAAGATCACCGAAGACGGACGGATCCTGTTCGGAGACAAAGAAATGAGGACCGCGTTCCAGATGGAACAGCGGAAGCTGGGGGAAATGGAGTGCGAGATCGATCCGATCGTGATCGGAACGGGAGAGATCCCACAGATCACGATGGAAGAAATCGAAGCGCTGGACGGCATTGTGAATTTTGAATAAGGAGTGAAAGAAAATGGCAAACACAACGTATCTGAACCTGAAAAAACCGTCGTTGGATGATGACGCGCTGATCGCGGACATTAACGACAACATGGACAAAATAGACGCAGCCGTCGAGAAAGGATCAGAAGCCATCGCGATTGTTTCCATCGGAGACACACACGGTGCAATCGCTGCCGGTCAATATGTCTATGTACGCGGCCACAATTCCCTGGCGGAGGGCCTGTATACGGCAAACAGCGCAATAGCGGCGAACGCGACGCTGAGCAGCTCCAACGTGACGGCCGTATCCGGCGGTGCGCTTAATGCGTTAAATGGCAAGATTGCAAACCTTGTAAAACGCAAGGAAATCGTACTCGAACCCGGCGCTTTAGCAGCTGGAGCTTCCGGTTATCTGACAGGGACACCACCTGTAGAAGCAGGATATACACCGTGGATTGTTGACCTTGTCCCTGCAAATGTTGGCACTGTTGGTGGAAGTCTTGTGTTAAATGGGACAGTTTCAACTTCTGCATATTATGTAGGATATTATGCTCTTACAGCATTATCGGCAACTAACACAAAAATTGCTATGCGTATTTTCTACATCAAAGATACTTAATAGTAAACAATACTGATGACAGCTTACCATTTAACGAACTTTCAAAAGAAACAAAGATAAAGAAAGGAGGGAAGAAAAATGAAAAGCGAACAGCAGATGAAAGACCTGATTACGCAGCTGAAAGCGAATGGAGTGCCGCTTTCCGATGTGGCCTGGCAGGCAGCCTGTGCCTGCAACGGCTGGCCGTATGTTTACGGCGCGGTAGGGGAGGAATGCAGGCCGAAAAAAAGATCACAGTACGCGACGAAATTTTATCTGAAAGGCCATGAAACCATCGTCACAAAGTGCAAAGCGATCACATGGGACGGGGAGACAAACACGGCGAAGGTAACAGGAAACTGCACCGGATGCAAGTGGGATCTGCCGGTCCTGATGTTTGACTGCAGGGGATTCACGCGGAAGATTCTCCAGCTGGTATACGGGTGGACGCTGCAGGGAAGCGGATGCACCAGCCAGTGGAACACGGAAAGCAACTGGAAAGCCAAAGGCGAAGTGGCCGACGGGATCCCGCAGAACGTCATTGTGTGCCTGTTCTATTATCAGAAGGATAAAAAAGGAAAAAGAACAAAGACGCTGGCGCATACCGGATTCTATTTCAACGGAGAAACCTGCGAATGCTCCAGCGGAGTGCAGCATAAGAAGACGCTGGAACCGAAATGGGAGGTTTGGGGGATTCCGGCCTGTGTGGATCAGGATATTCCAGCACCGGTGCCGCCGGAACCGGATCCGGAGCCGGAACCTGAACCGACGCCGATAACGGAGAAAAAACCGACCATCCGGAAAGGGAATCGTGGGCCATATGTGAAACTGTGCCAGGAAGATCTGATCCGCCTGGGGTACGATGTCGGCAAAACAGGCGCGGACGGCATTTTCGGAAAGAATACGGAAAGCGGCGTTAAAGCGTTTCAAAGAAGCCATAAAGACAGGGACGGAAAGCAGCTGAAGGTGGACGGAATCGTCGGGGCGAAAACGTGGGGAGCGCTGGATGATGCAATGGCGAAGATCGGAACATGAAAACTGCTTCACATACGAAATGAACCAGGACAGGGATGAATGCCGCGGAGCCAGCGGGAGGAAATACAGACAGGTGTGCATATACTGCCCGAATCACGAACGGTGGATCCGGAGAAAAGAAAAGGAAAAAGAGGAGAAAAAAGATGAAAAGAGTGACTGAATTTCTGGCGGCGGCAGCCGGTGCGATTGCTTCGTTTTTCGTGCAGATGCCGCCGCTGGTGTGGATCCTGATCTGCGTGATGACCATTGATTTTATAACGGGGCTGATCTGCGGGGCGATGGGAAAAAGCCTCAAAACGGAAAACGGATATATCAGCAGTTCAACGGCGTTCATCGGCCTGATGAAAAAGGCGCTGATCCTGCTGGTGGTGCTGCTGGCCGCGCTGCTGGACAAAGCGGTGGCGACCGGAGCGGGGATAACGTTTGACGCGGTGATGGGAGCGACCTGTCTGTGGTTCATCGCGTCGGAAGGTTTTTCAATTCTGGAGAACGTGGCAATGATCGGCATCCCGGTGCCGCGGGTGCTGATGAAGCTGCTGGAGATCATGAAGGAACATGCAGACGTTCCGGAAGAAGCAACAAAAGAGGAAAAGCAGGCGGAGGAACCGGAAGAAAAACAGGAAGAATAAAAAGAAAAAAGGAAGTGGACAATCATGGAGGAAAAAAAGTGCCAGGAGGAATGCAAAAACTGCAGCGAGCAGGAACGGTGCATCCCTTTTTTTGATCATCAAAATACGATGATGCATTATAACTGGGTAAACCGGCGGAGCATGATACAGCTGATAGCGGTTTGCATTATGGCTGTAATCATCGTTTTTATTTTCACGACAAACCAGACAAAACGGGAACAGATGTGGCAGGAAACCATAAAAAGCATCGTTAACCAGACCACCGCGGCGGAGGTGGACAATGGACAGCAAAACGCGGATCCTTGAGGTCCTGGACGAATACGTCCACAGAAGGAAAGACAGGGAAATCATGACGATATACCTTACAAACCATCCGGGATCACTGGAAAGGATCGCGGAAGAATGCGAGGTTGACGTTTCCACGGTGAAACGAATCATCAACCGAAACAGCTATATATACAGGTACCTGCCGGAATCGGATCCGAAAAGGAGCCGAAAATGAGCCGAACATACATCGAAAGAGGACTGCATGAGAACTTTCATGCGGTCCTCTTTTTTTTTATTATTTTATCAGAAAGAGGCGGAGGACAGGCGGATGTGGATCAGGTGCAATCCGAACCCTTTGGGGAAGGTCATCGGGGACTGCGTGGTGCGGGCGATCGCAATCGCGACGGACAGGAGCTGGCGGGAGACATACCGGGAACTGTGCAGGATCGGCGAGATTCAGGCAGACATGCCGAACAGCAACAATGTTTGGGGGACGTTTCTGCGGGAGGAAGGCGCGAAACAGTTCCTGCTGCCGGAAAGCTGTCCGAGCTGCATCACGGTGAGGGCCTTCTGTGACAGGTATCCGGAAGGAGTGTACGTGATCGGCACCGGCAGCCACGCGGTGGCGGTGATCGACGGAAATTATTATGACAGCTGGGACAGCGGAAGCGAGACGCCGACCTATTTCTGGAGGATCAAATAAGGAGGGGAGCAGATGGCATATTACAACGGATTCCCGGCAACCTATCAGCCGGCGGTTTACCAGCCGCAGGTATTCCAGCCGCAGCAGCCGCAGCAGGCGCAGCAGGGGATTAACTGGGTGCAGGGAGAAGCAGGCGCGAAAGCCTACCTGGTTGCGCCGGGATGCACAGTGCAGCTGTGGGACAGCGAGGAACGGGTGATCTATCTCAAGAGCGCGGACGCCAGCGGGCTTCCGAGCATGAAGATCCTGGACTATACGATCAGGGGCGAAAAGCCGGAGCAAAAGCCGGCGGAATACGCGACAAAAGAAGACCTGGAAGCGCTAGAAGAAAAGATCAGGGAACTGAAAAGCGAGCTGGCCGGACGGAAACGGACGGCGAAACCTGTGAAGGAGGACGAAGAAAATGAGTAATCCATTATATAACATGATGCAGAACCAGGCACCGATGAACGGACTCATGCAGCGGTTTCATCAGTTCCGGCAGATGTTCCGGGGAGATCCGCAGCAGCAGGTCCAGCAGATGCTGAACAGCGGCCGGGTGAGCCAACAGCAGTATAACCAGGCGGTGCAGATGGCGAACCAGCTGCAGCGGATGATGGGGATTAAATGATTATTATTTTAGAAAATGACGATTTTCTGAAATAACAAAATACATATTTTGAAATTGGTTCTTTTCGGTGAGTGCGCATAGCCGATTAAGGATAAAAAAATCGAAAGGAATCAAAGACAATGGCACTCACTGATGAAGGAACCGGCACGACTATGCTGGTTCAGCCGTCCGGATTCGGCGGCAACAGCGGATTCGGCGACATGGGATCCGGATGGTGGATCCTGCTCCTGTTCATCCTGATGGGCGGCTGGGGCGGCAATTTCGGCGGAGGTTTCGGAGGGATTGGTGGAGACTTCTATCCATGGATGAATCAGAACAACCAGATCAGCAGCGGTTTCCAGAACCAGATGCTGAACGACAACATCACAGGCATCCAGAACAGCCTGAACGGCATCAGCACACAGCTGTGCAACAACCAGATGGCAGACCTGGAGCGGAGCTTTGCTTCCCAAACGGCCATGACGGCCGGAATGACCGGCCTGCAGGCTCAGTTGGCACAGTGCTGCTGTGATAACCGGGCCGCGACTGCGGATCTGAAATATACCGTCGCGACAGAAGCCTGCGCGGACAGGTCCGCTGTGACCGAAGCGCTCCAGCAAGTGATCGCTTCCAATACGGCGAACACGCAGAAGATCCTTGACCATCTCTGCCAGCAGGAAATCGACAGCCTGAAAGGCCAGATCGTAAGCCTGCAGAACCAGGTGAATATGCAGGCGCTGGCCGCTTCACAGACAGCGCAGACAGCGCAGCTGGTGGCAGACAACACAGCACAGACGCAGTACATCGTTAACCGCGTCGCACCGTATCCTATTCCGGCCTATACCGTGGCAAACCCTACGACGCCGGCGGCCTGACTGGGGGAGTGGTGAGAAATGGACATGCTGAGAGAACTGCGAGAGCTGAAAGACACAATCGCCAACGAGATCACGGAGGCGAACAAGGAGATCAAGAAAGCCGGCGGCGACCTGAACACGGGCGACATCGACATGATCGACAAACTGACACACGCCATGAAAAGCCTGGTCACAACCTGCGCAATGCTGGAAGCTGACCAGGGCGGCTACAGCGGGGATTATCCTTATTATTACGGCGGAGGGACGCGGAGATACCAGGAACGGACTAACAGCGGAAACTTTGGCAGGTATAGCCGGGACGATGGCCGCTACAGCAGGACCGGAGACTGGAACGATCAACTGCGCCGAATGATGGATGAGGCACCGGATGAAGCGACACGCATGGACATCAAAAAGCTGATGGATCGGATCGGCCAGCGGTAAAAAAGGCGAAAGCCTCCCGCCCGAAAGGGCGGGTTTTTTCATTTCAGAAAAAGAAAAAGGCCGCTTTCCAGCGGTCTTTTTTCATCCGGTCAGATGGCAATCCGATGTATTGACACCTGTGTGTTCGGATGTGTTATCATTAGTACACCAGACACAAGCGTATCCGAACACAAAGAGCCGGGATCATAATCATCATCCTGTAAATCAGCAAGGGGGAATCGCTGGTTTCCTTCGCAGTTATTTGTCACGATATCAATATGATCCTCAAAAACATAAATGGCATTGATAAACGTTTCAATCACATGACGGCGGAAAAGAGGATCCGCGCGGTCGCCTTTGACGAACTGATGAAGAAAGAAAGCGACGCGGTCAGGATCCATCAGCTGAGCCTGTGAATAACGGAACATCTCGATGGAAACGCGGAGGTTTTCGGCGGTATCCTCCAGTTCTTTCAGGACGGCGGAGGTTGAAGCGTTCCAGATGCCGGCGGCGATCGCGTTGTTTATGTTCCGTATCTTTTTCTGTGTTTCGTCGTATTCCGCTTCCATTGCAGGGAGGGGGGAAGTTTTCAGTTCTTCCTGCTGCTGGGCCATGATGACGCGGACGTTTTCGGCGATATTTTCCTCTGACAGCACAACATTCAAAACGTATTCGATCACAAGCGTCTCAAGATAATCCTTTTTCAGTGATCTTTTTTTACATCCTTTCCGTGCCTTTCGGGCCTGGCAGGTATAATAATGGTGCCTGGTGCCGTCTTTTGATGTGCCGGAGTCTCCGATCATGGCGGCACAGCAGAGGCCGCAAAACGCTTTTCCAGTCAGAAGATAATCAACAGCTCCCTGCTCGACATGGCGGGAGGTTTTCTTTTTCATGCGCTGGGCCTCCTCAAAAACAGACTGATCGATGATGGCAGGCATCCCGCCGGGGACGCGGACGTCTCCCCAGATATAAACGCCGGTATATCGTTCGTTGCTGATGACGCGAAGAAGAGACTCAGGTTTCCAGAGACAGCCGCGTGAGGTTCTAACACCGCGGTCGTTCAGGCGCTTACAGATCTGCGCGGCGGAATATCCGGAACAGTACAAATCGAATATATACCGGATAACGGCAGCTTCATCCGGCTGGAGAGCGTAACGGCCGTCAGATCCGCGTACATATCCGAGGGTTTTTGTTCCGTTATACAGGCAGCGCTGAGCGTTGTCTGTCATGCCGCGGGTGACGTTTTCAGACAGCTGGCGGGAATACCATTCAGCGGTGGCTTCCAGCATTCCCTCCAGAAGTACGCCGGCGGATCCTTCCGGGATCGGTTCCATTGCGTAAAGAACACGGACACCGCGCCGGCGGAGACGTCCTTTAAAAAGCGCGGACTCCTCCCGGTTTCGTCCGAAACGGTCAACCTTCCAGCAGATAACGGTATCATAAGAGCCTGAATCAGCTGCGGCCATCATGGACTGGAACGCGGTGCGGGCGGATGCGTTTTTGAATCCGCTGCGAGCGTGATCCGCGTATTCATGCACCAACGTATATCCTTCCCGTTTCGCAAACGCGCGGATGTCCGCCAGCTGCTGCTCGATGGAGACATCGCGCTGGCCGGCGGAGGAATAACGGGCGTAAGCGACGGCGGTACGCGGAGGACAGGAGGGTAAAGACTGTTTTTTCATTCTTTGCTCCCGGTTAATTCAAATATATATCCGTTATCGGATCCAAAGAAATAAAGAATAAAATTATTATCCGAGTCTATAACGTTATAAGCGTAAGAATAATTATCATTGATGTTTTCATAATAGTAAATTATCAGATCAGTGATATACTTTGGCGACCATGATGTGCCTAAAAGACTTGGAGAAAAAATCCTGGTACATTTTTCGGCTACAGTAATAAGAGACATAAAATCCGCGCTGCTGTATGCTACAATCTGAACAGAATCAAGGCCGGAAGCTGTGCCTTTGGCGTCTTTATTGTCAAGGGTTTGAAGAAGAATATACACATTGGCTTTGCTGTCAGCTGCAAAACAGGCGGCATTGTAATCTCCTGATTTCATCCAGCCTTTGGGAGATGACAATCCAAGCAGTGAAGAAGTAAGCGAAGCACCGATCGAATTATATTTCTGAATAAAGGTATCAATAGACATCCCTAAAACAGGGGTATAACTGTCTGCAAAAGACAACACAGGCAAAAACACAAAAACGCAGAGAAAACATAAAAGACGTTTCATAAAACCCTCCTATTCTTCATCGTATCACATTTTATTCACCGCAAAAGCCGATGCACTGCGGAGCTTTATAAGTCCGGTCTGTCATGCGGGATATGCAGACGAGCCGGGCATTTTTATATCCGGCCGGATCGTATCCATGGAAGTCGCTGATCTGGATCTCATCCGGACGGAGCGGACGGGAGGATCCCATATAGGTCAATACGCGGCTCCAGCTGACAAACAGATAGGACAAAAGATCTTCATAAGAATCAAAACACAGTTCACTGCGGACGGATAAGCTGATAGGGTTCACGTTCGGCCGGTATCGGATCATATGTTTTCTCCTGCCTCCTTTGCGCTTTGATAGGCTTTCTCATATATTTTGCAGACGGTAACATAATCATCATAGGACATATATTTTGTAAGAATACGAAAGCCGGCGGAATCCGGAATGAAAACCGGGGGATGGTCGTGATAATAGGTCATGGTACGCATATCAACAGGAGCATCCTCATCCAGCAGTTCAAAAAGACGCTGCAGCGTGATTTCCATTCCGTCGGCAATCTTTTTGTATTGCTCAAGAGTAGGAACCATCGGACGGCCTGTTTTCGGATTCATTTCATTTTCCAGAAAGGAAATATATGTGTTGCTGAGGCCGCACTTACGGGCGAATTCACGCTGGGATATTTTTTCCTGGGTGCGGTAATTGCGGATCAGTACGCAAAGTTTCATCTTAAGCGCCTCCTTGTAAACAGCATTTTACATGAAAAAAGAAAAATTGTAAAGCATGCTTGACAAGAGAAGAAAAAGGGAGTATTTTTTAGATGTAAAGCCGATTTAACAAAGGAGGTACAATTGAATATGGGCTACAGGGTTAAGGAGATCCGCGAAGAGCGAAACATGACTCAGGAGGAGCTGGAACGGATCAGCGGTGTAAGCAGACAGACTATTTCGGCCATTGAAAACGACAAAGTAAAGGCCGGAGAGGTAAAAGTCGGTACGTTGCTGGCACTGGCCGCTGCTTTGCAGACGACCATTGACAATCTTTTTTTTGTAAAATCTGTTTAGCCGACTAAACAGACAGGACGCACAGAAAGGAAGCAAAAAAATGAACGACAAACAGATTGGACTGATCATGCAAATCATCGAGGAGCAGCTGACGGAATACCTGGCTGATGAACTTGTACGGGACATCATGGCCGGGATCGCGGAGGGGATCAACGACAACATGCCGCTGCTGGAAGATCTGGGAGGTGTGCACGGATGAACATCATTAACATGATCGGCATCCACAGACTGATACATCACCCGGAGAATCCGCGGAAGGACCTGGGCGACCTGACGGAACTGGCGGAATCCATCAGAAAGAACGGGATCATGCAAAATCTTACGGTTGTGCCGGATAAGATGGACGGAAGGATTGATACAGGCCGGTACCTGGTAGTGATCGGGAACAGGCGCCTGGAAGCGGCAAAGATCGCAGGACTGAAGGAACTGCCGTGCGTGATCAGCGACATGGATCACAGGACGCAGATCGCGACCATGCTGGAAGAAAACATGCAGAGGGCGGATCTGACGGTATACGAACAGGCGCAGGGATTCCAGATGATGATGGACCTGGGATTCACGCCGAAGGAGATCAGCGAGAAAACCGGATTCAGCGAGACGACGGTGAGCCGGCGGCTGAAGATGGCGGAGCTGGACAAAGAAAAATTAAAAAAGGCGGTCGGAAAGCAGATCACGATGGACGACCTGGACAGGCTGGGACAGCTGGACAGCGTGAAGCAGCGGAACGAACTGCTGGCGGAATACGGGGAAAACAATTTCGACTGGAAGCTGAACCGGGCGATCAAGGTGCAGAAGGCCGGGAAGGTCCGGGCGAAAGCGCACAAGATGCTCCAGGACGCGGGCGTGAAGAAAGTTCCGGAGAAAGATAAATATGCACTGTACGGCGGAGGATACGAAAAACTGTACCAGCAGACCTGCGAGCTGGACAAATGGGACGGGAAAAGGAATTTCATCCCGAAGGCGGACGGGGAACTGTACTACACCGAGGATGAAACGGACATCTCCTTCTACCTGAAAAAGAAGAAACAAAAGGCGGAGCCGGTCAGAAAGAGCGCGGAGGAACTGGAAGAGGCCCGGAAGCGGGACCTGGCATGGAAAACGGTGGACCGGTGCGCGGAGACATCCGCGGAGCTGCGGGAGGCGTTCGCCAAGGAAATGACCGTAGGCCCGAAGAACGCGATGCGGATGCTGCAGTGGGCGCTGGTGGCGGCGTTCACGGCGATGGGCAACTACTCGACGCCGTTGTGGACGGTGAAAGCGGAACTGAAACCGGAGGGAGTATACACGCAGGATATCATGGCGGACCTGAAAAAGAAGATCATGGAACTGCCGCAGAGCCGGTGGCCGGGGCTGATCCTGATGATGTTTGAAGGGGACTGGAAAGGCCAGAAGCAGAAACCGCCGAGATTCGGGGACGGATCACGGAATTATCAGTTTCCGACATTCAAAAAGAACGTGCCGATGGAACTGTGCTACGAATGGCTGACGGAATTCGGATACGAAATGAGTACGGAGGAGATCCAGATGATGGCCGGGACGCATCCGGTATTTCAGACGGAGGTGGCAGTATGAAAGCGGAAACAGATCGGAAGATGCTTGACGATATCGACATGATCCTGGCGGGGAATCCACGGCCGGAAATCCTGCCGAAACCGCTGCCGATGTACGCAAACGAGAACAGCAGGATCCCGGAGAGGATGCGGGTGAGCTTCAGCGACGGAAGCACGGCGATCTATCAGCTCTATGCAGATCAGCCGGCGCCGGTGATCCTGGAGAACATCAAGATCATCAGAAAGTGGAAACAGGGATATGTGAACAAGCCGCAGCGGCGGAGGAGGAACAAGACATGAAAAACGGCGGCGTGGATCTGTGCCGCAAATGCGGCAAGCCGGTGAGCGTGATCACATGCGGGATTTACCGGAAAGTGCTGGTGGACGCGGAAGCTGTGGAGATCATTGCGGATGAATACGGCGAGGTTTTCGTACGGGTGGACGGAAGCAAGGTGCGCGGACGTGAAGCGGATCCGGGATTGATACAGTCCGAAGCGGAATGGGCGTACAGGCCGCACCGGAAAACATGCGGGGTGAACGAATGACCTGCAAAGAGTGCGCGGAGGCCAGGAAGATCTCAGAGGATGGTATTTTCTGCATTATGTACGGATTCATCATCAGGGAGGATCACATATGCAAACAGAAAGGAGGACGACGGCATGACAGGGATCAACACGGTGACGGTGAGAGAGAGCGGAAAGAAACCGGATTTCAAAAAGACGGCGGCGGAGCTGCTTGAACGGTGCCGGGCGTTCTACCAGGATCCGGAAAATGAGCAGGCTTTTCAGAAATGGAAGGCCGGAAAAGGAGAAAAAAGTGGAACTGTTCTTTTATGGGATCGTTGTGGGTGAAATAATCGGCATTTTGACGGCGGCGATCCTGACGGGGCTGATGGACAGAATAAGCGAACAAAGGAGAAAGAAAAGTGAATGGAAAAAGATTCGTGATTTTTATCAGCGTGATGGCGGCGGTGATCGCGGCGCTGGTGATCGGTGAGATCAAACTGGACGAGCGGCATACATGGGACGCATGTCATCCGATGGCGAACGCAAAGATCACATGGCAGCAGAGTTTCCACAGCGGCGGATGGAGTGAATGATGCCGGGAACGGCATGAAATAAAGAAAGGAAGCGAAAAAAATGAAGGAAGCGAAGGAAAAAACGCAGGTCACGACGGCGGTATGCAAACAGGCGCAGCTGATGAGGCGCGGCGGAGCAAGCCAGTTACAGGTGGCTGAACTGCTTGGAATCAGTCCAAGCACCGTGAGCCGCATAGAGGCGGCGGGGTTTGACTTTGAAACCTATACGCGGAACAGAATCGAAAGGAAAGCAAAAGAAGAAAAAAGGAAAGCGGAACAAACGGAAGTGGAACTGGTACAACAGCTGGAGGGCCAGATGGAGATGGATCTGAAACAGGCGGAAAAGCCGGCGGATCTGAACGAACAAACGAAAATGATCCGTTTTCTGGCGGGACGGTTCGATCTGCTGGAAAGAACGGAAGCCGCGAATGCAGAGAGGATCATCCTGGCGCTGGATAAGCTGAACGACACACTCATGCAGATCATCAGATGCATAAGGAGAGAATGATGGATTACAGGGCGATGAGCTGCATCATCATCAGGAAACATGGCCATTATCTGCAGGGGAAAAACATGGAGACAAACGGTCTCAAATGGTCGTGGAGCGCATACGACGCATGGAAAACAAGAGATGAAGAAAAGGCCAGGAGGCTGGCGCGGATTGTCGGGGGCGTTATGGTGCGTTTTAATCCGATCACGAATAACAGGAAGGTGATCGGAACATGAAGATCGGCGAAACGATCAAAGGCATGGCAGCCATGAGGACGGAACGGATGAATAATAAGGAAGAAAAAGAAATACTGGACGCGGCGATCACATACCTGAAAAGAATGGAACCGAAAAAGATAGAAATGGAAGGCGGAGGATCCATCTGGTGGTTTGTCTGTCCGGAATGCAACGGATCAATCGGGAACACGGATCACTTTTGCAAACACTACGGCCAGGCATTGATGAAAATGTAAAAGGCCGACGGATATGAATAAGGGAGCGAAAACATGGAAGATCTATATAAATACATGAAAGAAAAGCTGACGGAACTGCATGAAACCAGGAACCAAACGATCGAAATTGACTGCGTGGAGTTCATGCAGCTGATGAAAATGCTGTGTTACATGAAGCAGATCAAGCGGATTGTGGATGATGAGATCTGAAAGATTAACCGGATTAAGGCCAGCCAGTGAGCGGCCATCCGGATCCATGCGCGGCCAGGAGGGGCATAAATCCAAATTCAAAATACACGGATGAGGATGTGCCGACACTGCCGGCCGGTTCGACTCCGGCCCCGCGCAACTTATTTTAAATGACGCTTTAAATCAGAAACGGAGGTGAAGGAATGGACGATTGCCGTTTTTGTAAATCACTTGAATTTAAGAAAGAACTGAATGCAAGACGAGACGAATTAGAAAAGCAGTTGTTCAAGAAGAAATATACCGTTGCCATTGTAGACAGAACATTAGGACCGTATGGGAAATGCGGAAGGATAACAGATTATGGTTTTAGAGGATGTGGATATCCGCTGAAATATTGCCCAATGTGTGGGAAGAAGATAACAGGTCGGTTGTAACTTAAAGACCGAAAGTTACCGGCAAGTTACCGGCAAGTTAAAACATTTAAAGGCAACAATAAATAAGGACCTGTGAAGCGCGGGACGGGTTCCGCTTTATAAGGCTTGTAATGAGTATTAACTTATCGCACATCATCCATCGAAAAGATGATGGTGAGAGCGGGAAGGGTACGGGAAGGGCGCAAGCGCCTTCCCGATTTGGAGGACGATCTGATGGGCTGGGAGTATGCGGACCTGTTCAACAACCGGATAACGGGTGACGGGGGTTTCCTTGATGAACCGTCGTTCATTCCGGTGGGAAGGATGGGATACAGGCGGAGGACAACCGTCAGCGGTCCGAGGATCGACGCGGAGGTGTTCCCGGTGTTCGGCAGGAACCAGCGGGGGGAGCTGAGGAGAGCAAAAAGCCAGATCACGCGGGAGGCACAGCAGCGGGCGAACGATGAACGGAGCCGGATCCACCTGATCCAGCTGGTGGAGACGAACTTCACGGAGAAAGATGTGGCGATCGGCCTGGACTATGCCGGACAGGCGCCGACGGTGGACCGGGTGGACAAGGATGTGAGGAATTTCATCGCGCGGGTTAAGCGGGCGAGAAAAAAGGCCGGGCTGGATGAACTGAGATACATATACGCCATCGGCGGGGATGAAATGCCGGGAGCGGGATACAGCGGAAAGCGGCCGCACGTTCATATGATTATGAACGGAGGAATCGACCGGGATGAGCTGGAGAAGATCTGGAACAACGGGCGGGCGAACTGCGACAGGCTGCAGCCGCGGGATGAGGGACTGGGAGGCATTGCGGTGTATTTCACGCGACAGAAACAGGACAGACCGGAAAAACCGGGCGTCAGGAAATGGAGAGCAAGCAGAAACCTGAAACAGCCGATCAGGAGAAGCCGGGACGCGCGGATACCGAACAACCGCGTGAAGCGAATCGCACGGGATTTCCGGAACGAGGCGCGTGAAGTGATGGAACGGCTTTATCCGGGTTATTCATTGCAGGATTGTCAGGTGAGATACAGCGACATCGTGGATGGCGTTTATATTCGGTGTGTACTGAGGAGGAGACGAAAATGAGATATCTGCCATGCTGGAAACAGATCGGAATCAGCCAGGACAGATACAGAGAGCTGCTGCATTTCTGCCGGCAGTATCCGGAGTGGAAAACAGAGGCGAACAGCCTGCTGGGGATCAGGGCGATCAAGGCGGACGGACAGCCGCATGGAAACGGCAAATCTGATCCGGTGGCAGCTGCTGCCGAAAAGCGTGAGAAACTGATGGAGAAAATTGCGATCGTGGACGAGTGCGCGCTGGCCATTGACGGCGGTGCCTGGTATGCGTCCATCATTCAAAACGTTTGTATCGGTAGGTCATATGAACAGATGGATCGCGCGCTGATGCCAACCAGCGACAAAAACGCATACTTTCGCAAACGCAGGGAGTTTTTTGATATGCTGGACAAAAGAAAAACGAATTGATTTTCATACTCAAAGGGGAATGATTTCGTGTTATTGTGTTATCGTCGGATAATGTGTAATAGCATTATCAAACGCAGGCGGCACGGAATCAGATGCCGCCGTTTCCATGTTCAGAATTGGAGGGCGCGGCGGTTCGCTTCCTTCCGTAGCGCGGGCGGTTCATCCTTTGTGTAGCAGAGGCGGGAGCTGATGAGCCATTGAACAGATCGAAGGAAGTAGAAAACTTTTATACAACTTGGACCTGGAGAAAGTGCAGGAAAGCGTTCGCGGAATCAAAAAACAATCTTTGCGAGCGGTGCCTGAGCCGTGGAGTGATCCAGCCGGGGAACAAAGATCAACCGCTGGAAGTACATCACAAGGTTCCGCTAACACCGGAGAACATTCACAATCCGAATGTAACACTGAACTGGAACAACCTGGAGCTGCTTTGCAAAAAGTGCCACGACGCGGAGAAAGAAAGAAAATCCAAACGCTGGCGGATCGCGGAGGACGGTCGGGTGATCCTCTGAAGGCCCCCCTGGTCAAAAGCGATCGAGCCGGTGGCCGCAGGGCTGCGGGTGAGGTAAAAAAAGCGCGCCCAAGTCGGGCGGGACGCGCGTCCACGGGCGCGCGACAATGAAAAAACCGGTCCGCGGAGGGCCGAAAAGGTGCAAAAAAAGCGCCTTTTTTTGATGGGGTTTCCGCGGAGATGGGCGGAGGATTCACGGATGAAGGAAGCAGATGTGAACGCCGTCGTGAAAGTTACGGATCAGCTTCCGGCAGAAGCCAGGGCGGTCAAGACGAAGACGGCGAAAAAGAAGACAAAAACACGGGCGAAGGCCCGCAGCGGAAGCGAAAAACTGACGCCGGCGGCGCTTTACCGGAAGATGATCGCTTTCGGGAAAGCTTACCAGGTCGAAAAGGAACAGGATTTCATTGAGGCGGCGAGGATCTACGCGGAGGAGGCCGGTCTGATCGATCAGATGCGCGACCGGATCGCGGAGGACGGCCTGACGGTGGAAAAGACGTACAAAACAGGATCCGTCGATGTGGCGCATCCGCTGCTGAGCGAGCTGCCGCGCCATGTGGAGAGCGCGAACAAATGCCTGGCGACGATCGGGAACATGATCGGCGAACGGGGCGCCAGAGTGGAAAAAGCGGCGCGGGATCTGGACGCGTTCCGGCTTCATTGAGGTGGCCGGAATGGGGTAAAGCAAGAGAACGCGATAGAGGCTTACTGGAAAGAAATCCAGACAGGCGGGGTGGTCGTCGGGAAATGGATCCGAATGGTGTACGACCTGCTGATGCAGGGAACCAGTGAAAAACGCTGGTATTATGACGAACGACTCGCATGGAACGCGATCGGATTCATAGAACGGTTCTGTCATCACTACAAAGGACAGCTGGCGCCGCGGAGGATCAGGCTGGATCTGTGGGAACGCGCAGGGATCAGCAGCATATTCGGAATTGTTGACGATGACGGGAAACGGCAGTTTTCACAGGTGTTCTGGCCGGTCGGAAGAAAACAGGGTAAAACGCTGATTGCCGGCGGCATTGGAACATATATGGGATACGCGGCCGGAGAATTCGGGAGTGAAGTTTATTATCTTGCGCCCAAATTGGAACAGGCCGATCTGGCATATTCCGCACTGGAGTTTAACGTACACGCGGAGCCTGAGCTGGATGCGATCACACAAAGCACGAAATACAGGGGCCTGGTGATCAAAGAGACGAACACAATCATCAGGAAACTGGCGTTCACCAGCAAAAAATCAGACGGCTACAATCCAATGTTTTACTGCGCGGATGAGGTGGCAGCGTGGCCCGGTGTGGCGGG